AAGAAGGTGAAAAAGGTATTCTTTTCAAAAATGTTGATGGAAAATTAGTCAAGACCGGTGATGGTGAAACACAAAAAACCAAACCGAAAGTAAATGTTTTTACTAAACAAAAAACTGAACCAACAGACACATCAACAAAAACAGACACACCAACAGAAACAGACAATACTGAGTTTGAAAAAAACATAAAATCAAAACAAAAAAATTTAAGAAAATCAAGACTTGAAGGTGAAGGTGGATTAGGTGGGCCAAAAGCAAGTTATGGAGAAAACCAATACACAACAGCAATAAATGAAATTGATATAGATGAATTTAAAGAAAAAAACAAAGATACTATAAATAAAAAGAAAAAGGAAATTGAAAACAGAAAAAAATTTCCAACAGCCGCTGAAGAAAGAAAAGCCAAAGTGTTAGGACTTGACCCAAACTCAGACGAGTTTAAGGAATATATTGCTATGCGTGAAACCTACATAGAACAACAAGGAAATATGCATGAAAATGAGGGAATTTTTAAAAAGTTTGACAAAAGTAGGTCTGCTATGGATTCTTGGAACGGAGCCGCTTTTGACGGAATGTATACTACTAAAAAAGCTATTAAAGAATCCGGTATGAAAAATGCAAATGTTCTTCAATCTACACCGGAAATAGATGCAGAAGTTAAAAAAGATTTAGAAAAGAAAAAAGATAACGCTTGTAAAAAACCAGAATCAGAAGATTGTAAATACTACACAAGAGAATTAAACGAATGGAAATTGTTTTCAAAATTTCACGATACTTTCGCTATAGGACAAGACGAAAAAGGTAGAACAATGATTATTTCAGTTTCTAATAAAAAAAGTGATAAAGCAGATGATGGACAAGCCAACACAACAACCGCACAACGATTAAAATTAATAAAAGAAAAATATGGTGAAAAGATAGCAGAAAGTGTTAAGAAAGCTCTTGATAACGGAATAAAGAAAGCTCAGTCAATGAAATCAACAACTATAAAAAATACACAAAGTGTAAAAGTTGATGATGATTTTGTTGAAATGTCAAAGTTAGCAGATTCCAATGGTAAACTTTTCAAAGAAATAAACAACCAAGCTAAAAAACCTTGTAAAACTACTGGTTCTGGTAAGAGAGAAGGACTTGCAAGTAGTAATACAAAATTTGCGTGTTGGTTAAAAGAACAAAAAGATAAAGACGGAAATCCAATAGATTGGGATAAATTATCAGACAAACAAAAATTAGAAATCACACAAAAATACACAGCAGATAAAGATTGGAGAGAAGGACAGAAATTAAATGAAGATGGATTATACGAACCATTTGCTAAAATGTTTATTAAAGTTGGTGAAGTAGGAACTGGTGGACATAGAGAAAGTGTAAGAATAAGAATAAACGCAAGAAAACAAGCTATTAAACAAGGTGATGAAAAATACGGAGGAGATTTATTATCTAAATTACAAAAAGAAATTGAAAAAATGTTAAAGGATAATAAAAAGAAAAAAGCTAGTGATAGACAAAAGAAAGAAGATGATTTAGTAGAAACCACTTATAAAGAACATTTAGAGCGTGGTGGTGAAAAATCAATTTATGATAAACAAAAAGACGGAGATTCAGAATCACTTAGTCAATCTACAAATGTAAAGAAAACAGAACAAAACACTATTGATGAAGTTTACAAAGATACCGTTAAAGCTATGGATGATGCTGATGAACAATGGGCAAAAGACAATCCAGAGGAAGCTGAAAAACAAGGAATACCACCAAAGAACGGCCCTAATAAACAAGCGTATATTGAATCAGTATTAGATGCATTACACTACAATGACTTAATTGATTTAGAAGATGACAGAGACCATAAATTTATTCAACAAATGGGAATTGTTGGAGCCAAAGCAAGTGATATTAGAAATTGTTTAGCCGAATTATCCGGTTATGATATGCCACCAGGAGATAGAAAAGGATTGAAAAAGCATTTAAGAGAAAATTGTCAAGTTAACGCAGAAACTGGAAAAATATCAGTAAAATCAGATAAGGAAAGTGGTGGTAAAGAATTAATGAGTGATGAATTTAGAACAGCCGGAACTTCTGATAAAGTAGATAGTAAACACGGAGTAGATATGAGAGAGTGTATAATTAATAAAGTTAGTGAGAAAGCTAAAAAATGAAAACTCAATTATTATGCACCTTTACAACACATAGTAAGTTAAACCTTATTATAGATTCAATTATAGATTCTTATACAATTTTATTTGACAAAATTTATGTATTTCAAAATGAAGACGACGCAGGACAACTAATTTGCACTTATAATATAGAAATGGTTGAGGATTATTATGACGGAGATGAAGCAATATCAGGAACTATCTCTTTACATAGAAAAAAACAATCCAACACACTTTATACAATTAACGCATTAAACGAAGCGATTAGAAGTTTAAACAACGGAGTATTGGATAAGTCATTTCCAATCCCTTGGGAAAGATATTACAACAATTTACTATTGACAAATGAAGAGGGTTTGAATATTATCCCTACAAAAATATTCAAAATAATAAATATTCAAGAATGGTAAAATAGCTTGGTATTTTAGAAAAGTTCTTTATATTTATTACTGAATAACAATTAACTAATTAAAAAATAAAAAAGAGGAGATTAAAAATGGATATTAACGCAATTAAAAAAAGGTTAAATCAGTTACAATCAACAAACACAAGAACTTCAAATCTTTGGAAACCGCAACCAGGAAAACAACAAGTTAGAATAGTTCCTTACAAATTCAACCCAGACACACCATTTATAGAGTTATTTTTTCACTATAATTTAGGTGGTAAGAACTATCTTTCACCAATTTCTTTCGGTAGACCAGACCCAATTGAAGAATTTTCACAAAGACTAAAAACAACAGGAAGTAAAGACGATTTCACTTTAGGTAGAAAACTTGAAGCAAAAATGAGAACTTTCGCACCTGTTATTGTTCGTGGAGAAGAATCAGAGGGTGTAAAGTTTTGGGGTTTTGGAAAGACAGTTTATCAAGAACTTCTTTCTATAATCGCAGACCCTGATTATGGTGACATTTCAGACCCGAAAAATGGTCGTGATGTTACATTAGAGTTTAAAACTGCTGAAGAGACAGGAGCATCGTTCCCATCTACTACAATCAGAGTTAAACCAAATCAGACACCATTGACAGAAGACACTAAAGTGTTAGAAAGAGTCAAAGAAACTCAAAAAGAAATTACTGATATTTACAGTGAATTTTCTTATGAGGAACTTACAAATGTATTGAACGAATGGTTAAATCCTGATGATGAAACTTCATCTGAAAAAAAGGAAGAAAAACCAGTAAATGAATTTGATAAAAAGTTAGCAGAAGATAACGCTAAAAAAGAATCAGCTTCAAAAGTTCAAGACGCTAGTCAACAATTCGACGATTTATTTAATAACTAAGGAGTAGAAAATGTCAGTAAAAGACGATTTGGCTAATATCATAGCCGATAACCTGAACAAAAAGTTCAAAGACAACAAAGTAGCATATTTCCTTGACGGAAGTGATGATACACCAACAGACATTAAAGACTTTATTTCAACAGGGTCTTCAATGTTAGATTTAGCAATATCTAATCGTGAAGACGGAGGTATTGCAGTTGGTAGAATCACAGAAATCAACGGATTAGAATCAAGTGGTAAATCATTACTTGCATCTCACATACTTGCAGAAACTCAAAAGAAAGGTGGTATCGCAGTTTATATGGATACAGAAACATCAGTCAGTAGAGATTTCTTGGAAGCTATTGGTGTTGATGTAAGTAAATTATTATATCTACACTTTGAATGTGTAGAAGATATATTTGAAGCCATTGAAGATATCATTACTAAAGTTCGTGAATCAGACAAAGATAGATTAGTAACTATCTTGGTAGACTCACTAGCGGCTACATCAACGAAAGTTGAAATAGAAGCAGACTTTGGTAAAGACGGATATGCGACTACAAAAGCAATCGTTATCTCAAAAGCACTTCGTAAGATAACTCAAATGATTGGTCGTCAAAAAGTAGCACTTGTCTTTACAAATCAGTTAAGACAAAAATTAGGTGTTATGTTTGGAGACCCGTGGACTACGAGTGGTGGTAAAGCATTACCATTTCACGCTTCAACCCGTGTTAGATTAAAAAATATGGGACAAATCAAAGACACTAAGAAAAAGAATGTCTTGGGTATGAAGTGTAGAGCTCAAATTGTGAAAAACAGATTAGGGCCACCATTGAGACACGCAGACTACGATATGTATTTTGATTCCGGAATTGATAACTATGGCGGTTGGTTAGGTGTAATGAAAGAACACAAGTTGGTAAAATCAGCTGGTGCTTGGTATACCTTAGAATATCGTAAAAAAGAATATAAATTCCAATCAAAAGACTTCAAAGAGTTAATGGAAAGTAATGACGGACTTCGTAATCATTTATACAAACAGATTTGTGAAAAATCTATTCTACAATACCAAACCGGTAATGTGGGTATTGATGATGTAGAATATACAAAGGAAGTTATTGGGGATGAATAAAGAGAAATATTTATCAATTCTCAACGACATTAAAGAACAAGGCGGCTCGGAACTTGGAGATAATCCAAATGAAAATGTGTTGATAATAGATGGACTGAATACTTTTATTAGAGTATTTAGTGTCATACCAACTACTAATGATAATGGGACACACATTGGTGGAATAGTTGGTTTTCTGAAATCAATAGGTTACACAATCAATATGTTTAGACCCACTCGTTGCATCATAATATGGGATGGAAAAGGTGGGTCAAGTCGCCGTAGAAAAATGTATCCAGAATATAAAGCAAAAAGAAAAACGAATATTCGTTTGAATAGAGCTTATGATTTTGAAACTATCGAAGAAGAACGAGCAAATATGATACGACAAATCCAAAGAACAATAGAGTATTTGGATTTTCTACCAATCACAATGTTATCAATAGATAATGTAGAAGCAGATGATATCATAGCTTATACAGCAAAACAAGTTCTTACAGATAGTAAAGTAACCATTATGTCTTCAGACAAAGATTTTCTACAATTAGTTGATGATAGAATTTCAGTATGGTCACCAACAAAGAAAAAACTATACAAACCAGAACAAGTAATGGAGGAATATGGTATTCCATCACACAATCTATTAATGTATAGAATATTTGACGGAGATAAATCAGATAATATTAATGGTGTTCGTGGTTATGGACTAAAAACCGTATTAAAAAAATTACCATTTTTACAAGAAGACAAACAATTTTCGGTTGATGATGCAATAAAAGAATCAAGTGAGTTAGAAGAACATAGAGAACTTATGGAAAGAAATTTTGATTTGATGCAATTACATAATGTAAATATATCAGCATCAGCTAAAACAAAAACCATAGATAAAATGAGAGAACCAATTCCTAATTTGGATAAAGTAACATTTAAGAAAATGTTTTTAGAAGATAAAATGTATTCAGCACTTCCTAATTTAGAAAGTTGGTTACAGACAAAATTTCAAACATTAGTAAAATTTATAGGACAATAAAATTTATTTGATTTTGAAAATAAAAACGATATTTATATATGGGTAGAAAAGTAAAATACAAAACAGAAAAAGAAAAAAAAGAAGCTCAATTACAATGGCAACGAGAACATTATGAGCGAAACAAAGAAGAACTTAGGTTACAAGCTCGTAAAAGATATCGTTTACGATTAAAACAGAAAAAGGAACAAGAGGTTAGAAAGAGTTTATATGGAGAATGACAAACTAACAAGTTTTGGAAATTCATTTCAGTCTAAAATTATATCTTCATTATTAGTGAAGAAAACATTTTTACAGACTATATCAGATATTCTACAACAAGAGTATTTTGATTCTGACGCCAATAAGTGGTTGGTTAAGAAAATATTAGATTATTTCTATGAATATAAAACAAGTCCTACATTAGAAGTAATCAAAGTAAAAATAAATGATGTTGAAGATGAAGTTTTAAAAACTTCTATTGTTGATAAATTGAAAGATGCTTGGAATGTTAGAGAATCAAGTGACTTAGACTTTGTTCAGAAAGAAACTATCAAGTTTTGTAAAAATCAAAAATTAAAAAACGCAATCATTGATTCAGTAGTCTTATTAGAAAATCAAGAATATGATGAAATAAAAAAGAAAGTTGATGAAGCAATGTCAGCAGGAAGTGAACGAGATTTAGGACACGATTATTTAGTAAGTTTAGAAGAAAGATTATCTAAATCAGCAAGAGAAACTGTTGAATCTGGTTGGGGTGAGATAGATGAAATTATGGATGGTGGACTTGGTGGTGGTGAACTTGGTGTTATAGTTGCTCCAGCTGGTATCGGTAAGTCTTGGGCTTTACAATGTATTGGAGCTAACGCATTGAAAAGAGGTAAAACAATTGTTCATTATTCACTAGAGTTGAATGAAAATTATGTTGGGTTGAGATATGATTTTC